TAGTTGAGGAGAATAATAATGACAAATGAAGGTCCACAGAAAACAACACTAGAGCAAGTTAATGGTTTGGCAGAAATTGCAGAGTATATGAATGATGAAGAACTTACAGTTGCTCTTACAATGATTGCTAAGATAATTATTAAACCAGATATTCCAATCCAGGTTGCAAGTCTTGAGATTGTTAGACTACAGGCAATTGCAGCAAAGATGTCATTAAAGGCTACGTGGATGGCCAATGTTGATAAAAGTGACAGGGCAAAGAAAAATATTTACTATACCGCAGCAGAATCAATCAATGATTTGGTATCAGCATTAAAATACATTATGCGCTAACCTGCTATACTTATATAAACAAGGGATGATAATGACTAAAAATTTACTACAGCAGATAATGATTAGAGAACCAAAGAAGATAGAGATTATAGATACTCAGGCGTTGATTGAAAAAATTCAATCAGGATATACAGTTAAGCGTGTAGATAAATTTCAAACAAAGAAAACTTTTGCACCATCTACAATTGCATACTCTCATGGAGAGTGCCCAAGATATTGGTACCTTGCATTTGAGGGTGCAGTCTTTGAGGATAATGCAGATGCTTATGGAGCAGCAAATATGACTGCTGGTACTAAGTCACATGAACGAATTCAACAGGCCATGATGGATTCTGGTATTGCAGAAATATATGAATCAGATGAAGGTCCAACAACAGAGTTTAAGATTATCAATAATGATCCACCTATCTTTGGTTATGGTGATGCCATGATTAATTGGGAGGGCGAGCAGATTGTTGGAGAAATTAAGACCATGCTCAATGAAGGTTTTGAATATCGCAAGAAAGCATTAAAGCCAAAGACTGGTCACTTAATCCAGTTGCTTATTTATATGAAGATTCTTAAAAAATCAAAGGGTGTATTGATTTATGAAAACAAGAATAATCATGAGTTGCTAGTTCTTCCAATAGAAGTAACAGATTATTATCGTCAGTGGATTGACGAAACATTTCAATGGATGAGAGATGTTCGTAAAGCATGGACAGATAAAACACTACCCACAAAAAACTACAGATCAAATTCAAAAATCTGTAAGACATGTCCAATTCAAAAAGCATGTGAAGATGCTGGCACAGGGGTAGTAAAACTTAAATCCCTGGAGGGGCTCAGTGAAGTTATGTAGTGTATGCGATACATCATTTAAACCTAAAGTAACTTATCAAATTTACTGTAATAAGGTTTGTAGGGATATTGCAACCAGAGAAAAGATTGTAGAAAGGTATAACGTAACAAAAAGACAAAAACGAAAAGGTAAAAAGCGTTTATGTCTTGGTGGTTGTGCACAAGAACTTTCTATATATAACGACTCTGGATTTTGTTCAAATTGTAATGTTAGTGAAAAAGCAGTTGCAAAAATGTTAAAAGAGTTGAAAGGCTATATTGAATATGAGCAAGACTAAGTGGGGAGCAGAAGCACAGCCAAAAACTATTTGTGCTATAGATGCTAGTACTAATAGTCTTGCCTTTGCTTTGTTTGTTGGCAATGAACTTGAAAGCATTGGAAAAATTTATTTTGATGGAAATAATATCTATGAAAAAGTTATGGATGCTGGCAAAAAAGTAAAAGCCTTTTTTGATATTTATGGTGGGTTTGAGGCAATAGTTATTGAGCATACAGTATTTATGAATAGCCCTAAGACTGCTGCTGACCTTGCATTAGTTCAAGGTGCAATTCTTGGATCAGCAGGACAATCTGGAACTAAAATAATTGGCAGAGTTTCTCCAATTACTTGGCAAATTTTTATGGGTAATGGAAAAATATCTAAAGAAGAACAGTTACTAATACGATCTCAAAATCCTGGAAAGTCTGATTCATACTACAAGGCTCACGAAAGAATGCTTCGTAAAGAAAGAACAATTAAGTTTATTAATATTAATTATGATAGAACAATTACAGATAACGATGTTGCCGATGCCTGTGGTATAGGTCATTGGGCGATAAAAAACTGGGAGAAAGCGATAGGAGAAAATAAATAATGCCAGAGTTAAATGCAAACATACCACCGATTTCGTGTTATGTAAGAGGAAACTACTTAAGAAATCATCAAGATAGCCACGATAAATATTTTGAGTGCGTAGTCTTTGGTGTTTCAAGTTTAAAATCTAGAAGTCCGCTATTTCATATTATGATGCCAGACGGTGGCCTATGGTGGAGACTTCCGATTTCTGCTTTTTGCACAGAGCCAGGCGTTCCTGAAGTTGATCTACACAATCTAGTGTTGTGGAATTCTTTTAGTCATCACATTGCTGTAACAAGATTTGAAAACCTAACAAACCTTAGAATGTCTTATATAGATAGAACAAAAACAATGAATAAAGGAACATATCTATTTACATTAGACTGGCATAACCCAGATACAAATGTCCTAGATGATGGATATTCTGAAAGTCCTGCAGACCACAAGTGTGGCCATGTCATTCAAAGAGATGATGGCAATTTTGCAATTCAGCCTAACAATAGAGTCAGGGTATACGAGCCTTCATTTACGCTAGAAAAAGAGTATTTGATTGACAGAATAATCAATGAAAAGAAATATGACGTAGAAAACCAAGACAAGTGGATAATGGAAAACTCTGACAGGTTTAACTATAACATTGAAGAAAACAAAGGTTGACAAATAACGCTATGCCTGCTAAACTATATACATCAGAAGTCTATATGCGTAAGAGGTATCTTATGGATAAGAAGACTCCAGAAGAGATTGCAAAGGAGTGCGGAGCCAGTGTTGAGACTATCTACGTATACCTTGCTAAATTTGGATTAAGGAAGTCTAAAAGATGAACAAGATAAAAAGACTTATTTTTATATTGTCGTTGGCTGCAGCAGCAGGCATCACATACACGATAGTTGCATTAAAAAATATTCCAGAATCATTTGACTGGAACTTAGAGGAAGATGCCGATGAGGATTATTAAACACTTTATAGATGTTTCAAAAGCACTTACGCAAAGGGCATTTTGTAAACACCTAGACTCTTCAATATCGTCTTGCCCATTTACTGGAAGAACATACACAACATGCTTAAAGTGTTTTAAAAGATTAAATGTTGAGGTAACTAAGTGAGCGATAACCTGCACATTACTGTTGATCAAGTAAATCATCCTGCACATTACACAACAGATCCTTCTGGTGTTGAGTGTATTCAGATTACTCGTCATCGCAACTTTAATATTGGAAATGCATTTAAGTACTTGTGGAGAGCAGGACTTAAAGATGAAGCAAAAACTATTCAAGATTTAGAAAAGGCCATCTTTTATATTAAAGATGAAATAAATAGACTAGAGGGAAAGTATGTCAAGTGAGACAGAACTTATTCAACACCTTGATGAAGTTAATCAAGTGGTTACAGAATATCTTAAGGGTAATGACCCTACAGTTATTTCTAAAGAACTAGATATTCCACGTACACGTGTTGTATCTTTAATTAATGAGTGGAAAGTTATGGCATCTGCAAATGATGCTATTCGTGCCCGTGCTAAAGAGGCATTAGTTGGAGCAGACACACACTATACAAAGTTAATTACAAAGGCCTACGAAGTTATTGATGAAGCAAGCCTATCAACAAACCTTACAGCCAAGACTGCTGGAATTAAATTAGTATTAGATATTGAGTCAAGAAGAATTGATATGCTACAAAAAGCAGGGCTTCTTGAGAACAAAGAACTTGCAGAAGAGATGATTGAAATTGAAAGACGACAAGAAGTTCTTGTTGGAATCCTACGAGATATTGCTTCAGAGCATCCAGAAGTCCGTGACATTATTATGAAGAGACTTTCTACTATTGCAAAAGAAGGAGAAGTGATTACAGTTGTCCACGATGTTCAATGAGTTTCTTGAAGTATTAAAAGAAAATCATTTTGTTGAAACCCCAGTTGACGTAAAGACATTTGTCCAGTCACCTGACTATCTTGGTCAACCGCTTTTATCTGATATTCAATACGAAATTGTTGAAGCAATGAGCCAGATCTATCGCAAAGAAGATGTGATGGACATCATGGGAGATGTTGAAGGAACTAAACACTTTAATAAATACACCAAAAATGAACTAATTCTGCAACTTGGCAAGGGTAGCGGAAAAGACTTTATCTCAACAGTAGCCTGTGCATATGTAGTATATAAACTATTATGCCTTAAAGATCCAGCAATTTATTTTGGTAAGCCTGCAGGAGATGCTATTGATATTATTAACGTTGCTGTTAACGCACAGCAGGCAAAGAACGTTTTCTTTAAAGGTTTTAAAACAAAGATTGAAAAGTCACCTTGGT